AACTTTTTTTCTTTAGTAGTTAATTTATAATTCATTATATCAAAATTATCTAAAATTAACTTTTCAATCATAATAGATTGAGCAGTTGTAATAGCTTGCCCTCTTTCTTTTAGAACATATTTATCATAAAATTTAGCTACTAAATAACCAATGAATAAATCATCATCAGCATTATAATTAATTAAATCAACTAAATATGCAGCATCTTCTACTGTTGAAATATATTGGATGATTTCAGGCCATAATACTTTTTCTGTGAAATTTAAATCAATTATTTTTTGTAATTGTTTTGTTTTTACTATATTAGTAAAATCTATAGCAGCTATATATTGTACATGCTTATTAAAAGCATCTGCTGCTTCTGATGACATAAATTGTTTAGCTAATATTAAAGCATTATCTATAATAAATTGTTCATCATATATATATAAAAGATTGCTAAAATAAGTCCAAGAACGAGGTGATCCAGCAGATTCTGTTGAAGTTGATTCTGGCTCTGTAACATAATTAGCATTACCTTTAATAAATGTAGATATAAAATGATGAAGATATCTACCATAATGCTCTAACCAATAATCATGGTTATAACTAATTTTATGTAAACTAAGTCTATCATTAATAGCTGAGGGGAGTCCTGTAAAACCAGCTGCTTCACTATGATTCATAGCGGATATAAAAGCTACTTTAGGATGAAATTTAAGATCACCTAGTTTTCGTTCAAGTAGTAATTCATACATAATAGCCATTACTGCTCTATTTTTACCAAGTTCATGAAAATCATCAAGTAATATAAGACAACCATTTTTTTCTTCTGCTATACGATTAGCATTAACAAGTATTTCAGGAGCAGACCAAACTGTTCCTTGAATATTTTCAGCATTTGTAATGGAGTATTGTTTAAGATTTTTCATAGGTGTAAATGTAGGAATACCACTAAATTGTTCTAATTTAGTAGCAGGCATTGATAAATTAATAAATCCAATATTTAATTGTTCTGCTACTTGAGAACATACACTAGTATTATGTGTAGTAGTAAAACCATCTGTAATATATAAATGGTCACCATCTAAACTAATACATTGTTGTTCAGTTTGTTTATCAGTTTTAACAATTTCAACAATACATTTACGAACTCCATTTTGTTTATGAGGTGTAAGTTTATTAGCTTTATCTACTATTGTAAACGGATTAAGAGATGTAAATTGTATTTGTAAACGATATTCAATTCGTCTATTCTTACGAATTTGTGAAGTTATTTTAGCTATACCTCCTAAAGAATAGACAAGTTCTTTAATATTTCTTGCCAATTGTATAGAAGATGTATTATAAGTACTACGATTACGAGATTTAGAAGCACTACCATTAGTATCCATTAAACCATTAAGTAATTGGATACGCTGATCATAAGAACTTTGTAAATATAATTGTGGAATAAATTTAGTATAACTATATGTTTTATATAAGTGTAAAGAAATTAAAGTATCTTTAAGAGGATTAATTTCAGGTATGCTACAAATAAAAGTTTGTTGTATTCTATTTTTAGATATATTATGAATACTTCCAGAAATAATACCTTTTGGTAATAATGAATTACATTTAGCTATAATTTCTTGTTGATTTGCATGTGAGGATAAACAAATAATTTTACGTAAACTACCATTTCCAATTAAAGCTCCTAAAAGATATGGATGTAAAGGAAGATTAGCTTCTGGATATTCAATAATAGTTAAAGGAACTTCTGCAATATATTTTACATTATTATTAGTATGTAATTTTAATAATTCTTTAGTAGACATAGTACGAAATTCTTCATTTCCCCAAGTACTACGAGATACTTTCCATAAATGATTTAATCCACAATCAACACTTGTATTATCGTTAAAATATACAGTATAAACATCTTTTACACCTTGGGGATGAATAGCTGTAACAGTATTATAAGTTTTATTGGGGCTACATACTTTATCTCCAACTTTAATATTGCCCATAGTAGTCCAACCATTCGGTGTAAGAATCCTACTATAAAGAGGTTGTTCTTTACCTATTCCAGGATTCCCAAATAAACACATTGGTAAAATTTGTTTACCATCTAATTGTGCTTGTATATTTGTTTTAATCATTTGTAATGATATATTGTTCATTTTAATTCCTTTTTAGCTATTCATTTTTATTTATATTATAGTTTAGTACTTATATTGCTAAAATAAATAAAATTATTTTCATTTTTTACTTTCTTTAACCCATATCGTTGTATAATTGATAGGTACTCTTATTTGTGTATAATTACTTTTAACAAGAAGTACATTTGTATAATACTTATATGCTACAACACTAAATGTAATACCTAAAATAATCACAACTATTAATGACCATATCCCTAACCAAAATTTGTTATTACTCATTTTAATTCCTTGAGTTTCATTATCTTTCTGTATTTCTTTATGTCTTTACCTACGGTCTTGAATAGTTTATAGTCAGGAAGTTTAAGGCCTTCATCAATATAAATTTTACCTTTTATATTTGAATAAAGTAGTTCTTCTAAAGATTTAGAAGTAAGTTCCTTGTTATTTTGACACCAAAAATCACCACCAACAGTTTTAGGAGCACCTTCAAGGGAAGTAAGTTTATTATCATCACAAAAAAAATAACCACCGATTGTTTTAGGAGCACCTTTAAGGGAAGTAAGCTGATTATCATCACAATAAAAATAACCACCGATTGTTTTAGGAGCACCTTCAAGGGAAGTTAGTTTATTATAACTACAATAAAAATTACCACCAACTGATTTAGGAGCACCTTTAAGGGAAGTAAGTTCATTATAACCACAAGAAAAATTACCACTGACTGTCTTAGGAGCACCTTTGAGTGAAGCTAAATTCTCTTCTGTTACATCTATATCACCTTTATAATCCTGTCCTGTTAAATCACCATATTCAGTATCTTTAAATGTTTTCATTTTAATTCCTTTTTACTTCATTTTCTAAAAAAGTTATAATTTGTTGAATTTTTTCTAAATCATAAACAACTTTTACGTTTTCTACTGTTCCTTGGAATTTCCCATCATGTTTTAAAATATTTAAAATATCTAAGAAACGCATCTCTTCTGTTACTTCTAATAAAGCATTGATTTCTTTTTGTGATAAAATATTTGCCATTAATTCTCCTTTTATAATTTATACAAGATTAATCATATATTTTAAAATATAATTAATCTAATTCTTCTAATTCTTTAAGAAGTTCTTTTTGAGATTTTTTCTTAAGAGCTTTATCTTCTTTAGATGCTAAAATTTCAAGTATTTTTTGTCTTCTTTCAGCTTTAAACTGTACTTGTTTTTTAGCTTCTTGTTCAGCTAATTTATCAGCAATTATATCTTTAATTATTGCAAGTTTTGCTTGTAATAGTCTAACTTTATCTATATTAGATGCTGGATTTACAAAAGATTTGGTATCTAATGATTCTAATTCTTTAGCAATTTCTATAGCAATAGTATCTAAATTAAAATTAGTATTATTAGTTAAAGGAATTGTCCAAAGGTCTTCAGTTGTTACTAAACCCCTAGGTGTATTATATCTATATCGTTGTTTTATTGCAGTTTTATACATGTTATTTTCCTATTTTTATTTTATAAATTTGTTTATTAGTTTTAACAAAGATATTTATTTTTTTTGTTTCACTAAAACCATAACCTGAAATACCATTTTCATTTGGTGTACATTGTAATTTAGAAGCTAATAAATCAAAAGCTTTTTTATGTTTTTGATATTTATTATTTAAAAATTCATTATAAAGACCTCTAAATGGTTTATCTGTAGTAACTGATGAAGACACAAATATATAATGTTTATTACCAATATTATTACCTATCCAATGATTTGGTGATAACATAATCATATCTATTGGTATAAATTTAGCTATTGATGATTCTTTTGGTTCTAAATGATGTTGAATTAATATTTGCCCATTTTTATATGTTACTGTTGCTATATCAATAATACTTCTACCAGATACTCGTTTTTTACAATGATAAGTATATTTAGTATTATTAAAAACTATTTCACATTTAAATCCATTTTTTAATGAATTTGAAGAAAAATTATGTACAAACATTTTGTATGTACCATTTTTTAATTGTTGCCAAACAATATTTTCTATAGCTATGGAATCACTCGGTTTTATGATATCAATATCTAAAATTCCTTTTGTTATGGATGATTGTTTTCTACCATAATAAATTTCAAATTGTTTTGAATTAATGGTTTCATTACAATGTGCATCTAAATCTATATCTTTATCTTGTAAACTATCATTCCATTGAAGTGAAAATCTAAGAATACCATTAATTTGTCCACCTTTTTCTGCTACATTTTTAGTAATATCAGAATCAGTTACATTACCTTCATAAGACCAAGTAAAATTATTATCCCATTGAAGTATATTAGGAATATCGTCTGTAACAGGAGCTGCTAAAAATATTTTATTAGCTTCCATATCTGGTAATGTAGCTAATTTTAACTCAGTAGTTTGTGGTAATACTTCTGAAATAAATTTATCAATAGAAATTTCAGGAACATTTTTTAAAGTATCAATATTAACTTTTGTTTCAGAAGTTATTCCTAATGTTTGTAATAATGGATCAGTATCTTTAAGTTTTATAGATCTATCTACAAATAAAATATCATTAATTGAAATATCTGTAAATACAGCATGTCTTCGTTGTAATGTATCTCTAATACCTAAATTATCAATTTCTTTAATAGCTGATTTTATCATAGATTCTGTTACGATTGCTTTAGGTCGTTTATAATTAGTAGGAGCTGTTTTTTGTTCAAAAGATTTAACAGCTTTTTCTATTGACATATTATTTGATAAATCTAAAAGCAATGTACCAATAACTGAATTACGAATAGTAGCAGCAGAATCATACAATGTTTTCCATATGTAACTATCCATATAGTTGCATGCTAATTTTAATTGTTTAAATTGTTTTATTTTAGTTTCAAATTCTTTTCCACGGTATAAATTATTTGAAGATATTAATTCTAATACAGTATCAATTGCTTGTAATGAAATATCTATTAAACCTCTTTTGTACACATTAAATTTTTCATTACTTTTATTTCTTTCTGCCATATAATCATCAGAGAGAAATTTAGGTAAAAGTTTACCATAAAAGTGATTATATGATTTTACTTTACCATTAATTTCTTCATAATTAGTCTTTACACTAAATGTAGGAAATTTATGTTTAAATATAGAAATTATAGGAGTAGTTTTTATATAATCTGCTAAAATTTCAGTAACATAATTATAAGGGTGTGGAACATTAAAATTATCCCATATTGTTCCTATAGAATTATCATCTTTTATAGCTACAATTGTTCCTATATTTTTTATAAAATTCTTACAATTAGAACAATCATGTTCTGTTCGTTCACGATAAATAGGATTATCTTCTAATTTAAATGAAGATAAATACTTATCCCATATTTGATCTTTAGTTATATCTACAAGATATAATACCTCATTTTCTTGTTGCATTTGTACAAATTGTTTATGTACTGCATCTGCAAATTGTTTAAATTGTGGCATATTATTTCCTTATTAATTTTTATTTACAAATTCTTTAAATAGATATTTATGTTCATCAGGTAAGGCTTCATAAATATTATAAGCTAATTCTCTAATATGATAATGTGCTTGCTTATTTGTGCGTAAAGCTAAAAAATTTTGTAAATTTCTAGCATCACACCTTAAAACTAAAGAATAATTATATGCTTGTGGTAATAATAATTTTAAATCATCATTATCTACACCTTTTTCTATTTCTTCTTTAACTATATTCATAATTTTATCTATAGCTATATTTATTGAATTATTATGGCTATATGATACTGATAAATCGTCTTTTCTTTTTTTAGTAGTATATCTTGTACTTTGAACAGCATAACTAAATGTACGATGTCTTGTTAATTCTAAAAGACAAGAAGTAGATATATTTTGAATATCAAAATGATACTGTAACATTTCTAGTGTTGAATTATGTTTAAATTTATTACCAACTTTGTCTATAAGTGCCTTATCTTTTTCACCTGTAATAACTCTATACTCCAAAGAGTCAGATTCGTTTCCACAAGTGTTGCATTGAAAAAGATAATTAGAATCTTTTAAAGATTCAATATTAGTACTACTACAAATTCTACAACAAGCCTTTTTATGTGTATCTGATTTATTATTAGAATCCCAGCAAGTTCTTATTGCTTGTGAACAAACCTCAAGAGGTGTACTATGTAATAATTTAACTCTCATATTATTTCCTTTATTTATTTTAATTCTTTTGTATTTAATACTTTAGAACATCTTAGACATATAATAGTACCTTCAGAAGTTACTATAATGCCTTTAGAGGGATGTTTGCAGTATTGTTGTTTTCTATAGGTTTTACTATGTCTAAAAATTTCAGTTAATATTTTGCATTTATTTAAAAAATCAACTGGTAAGTCATTTTTAATATCTTCAGGGTAATAATTTACATTTGATATTGTATTAAATGCATTTGTTAATTGAAATATATATCTATTGCGTTGTTGTGCTTCTTTTTGTGTCATTTGCTAACTCCGTGTATATTGCACAATTTTTATAAAATTGTTGTATATCTTTTTTAGCAGTTATTATAGTTTTTGTTTCTACTACTTTACTTAAAGTTTGTTCTAAATTAATAATCATATCTTTTAAAGATTTATTTATAGTACCTATTTTATCTAAATATTTTAAAAATACTATTATAGTATGAATATAAACATAATTAGTATAAGACATTTTTTTAGTATTAAATTTACTAGTAGAATGTAATATTGGTACATCTGATGATACTAATATATACATATAAGGTATTATAGGTAATTTTAATTTATTAATTATATTTTTTACATTATTTAAATTGATTAATAAATCCAAATTATTATCTGAAATATTTGAATAATTTAAAAATTTACATTTTATGAAGTGTGAAATAATACCTAAATAATTATAATTAACTATGCTTTTTAAGTATTTTTGTGATTTAACAGTATTGTCATATATTAAATTATTAAATTTTTCAAGTAATTCTCCATTAATATTATTATTATTTGAATATAATATTTCGAGTTGTTTATGATATTCAATAGCATTTGAAGCATCTAAAGAATTAGATTGCTTTAAATATTGTTCAAATACTTTATATGAAAAATCATTTAATTCTATTTTAAATTGTTTATTTTTTATATCATTTAATTTTAACCATTTAATATATCTTTTTATTCCATTTGAAGTTAAAAAAGGATATAAATAATTTTTATATTTATGGAATAATTGATATTTTAATTCAGTAGATATACTATGATATAAAGTAACATTATAGTATATTCCATTTAATTCTTTAAGAATAAGTAGAATTTCATCGAAATTTGAATCAGTACATTTATTATCTATTGTATCTTTTAATTTTTCTATATTATTTTTATCTTTAAATATATTATCGAATTTTGCACTTATTTCTTTAAATATTGTATTCATATTAAGTTTCCTCTAGTATTTTATTTGCAATAATTATTAATTCTTTAGTTAATTCCTTAGAGTTTTTACTTCTACATTTTTTCATTTTCAATGTATGTAGTATATCTGTAAGTTTATAACTATAAACACCTTTCATATTTGCTTTACCAGTAGGTAATAATGGTAATCTTTTTAATAATGTATAGGCATCATGTTGTTTATCTTTTGATAATTTTTTTATTAATGTTTGTATTGTTATCATAGTTATTACTTTAAATATAAATTTAATATTAAGATACCTATAAATCCTAATGTAGCCAATACTAAAGTTTCTATTTTTGTTAAAAACATATTATTCCTTTATTTATATAGTTCTTGTTTTAATAAATTACTCATAACTTTATTTACTTTATCTACATACCATTTATTCTTAGAACCACCACCAAAATATCTAAGAAATGCTGACTCTTGTTTAGTTGTAGTTCCTTTAAGAATTGGTTGAGTAGATAATTTATTAAGTATATAGCAAGTAGCTTCAATATTATTTGATATTTGAAATAAATCAGATTTTACAGTAGCTATATTGTTAGATATTAAGTCTTTAGACCACCATTCCCAAATTATTGCTCCTATACCTATTGCACGAGTTTTAATAGACTTTTTAGTGATTGTAATAGTTACTATAGAATGTTTTATCCAAAATCTAAATGAGCTTTCTGTAGCTAATACAGAGTACACTAATAAGGGATTTAATTTATATTTAGCACTGTATTTATAAATTGCTTTTAAAATTTTTGCTTTTGAATTTATAGATATACTTTTATAGTTAGATATATCATTTAATAGTGTCTGCTTCGTTATAGAAAGCAAAACTCCTTTGGGTCGTTTTATTATTATCTTATTTTTATAAATAATTTTAGTAATAGTTTTTGGTGGTTTAATTTGTTTAATACCATAATTATATACTAAAATTGCTAATGTACTTGTAATAATAGTAACTACTATTATATAATATAATTTTGGTTTAAATGTCATTATTTATCCTTAGATTTAAGATATTTATTTATAGTAACTGCGATAAAAGTTTCAATAACTATAAAATCTTCTTTAGTTAGATTATAATTTTCTTGAATACTTCCATTATATTTTTGTTTTCGTTTAGATAATGGAACAGATAAGGAAATATACATAAATTTACCTGTATCAAATACAGCATCTACTATAATATGTGTTGATTCTATCATTATTTATCCTTTTATTCTGGGTCTTATATTTAATTTTTTAATTATGTTCAATTTCTAATCAGTGAATCGAATCCTCTATTTTTTATTATTACTTTCGATATTCATTAAATAACTTTTATGCTCCAATAGCATAATTTGAGCTATCTTGTTGCCTTTTTTGATTTCTATTCTCGGTCTATTTTTCACACCAAATCTGATACCAATTTCATCAATATCACTTAATGGATTATGAATTATCATTTTGATTTCATCCGCAAAATCAAGGTCTATAATCCTCACACCATTACCAAGTATTAGGCCTTTAGTTGCCAATAAGTCATTTATCATTAGTTGAAGATAATGGGATTTTAGAAAAATCTTCCAACTCGTTTTTCCACCAACTCCTAATTCAGTTAGATAAAACCAATTTTTGTAAAGCTTTTCTAAATCAATTTTTACACCAAGTCTTACAAGTTTGGTTTCCCCTGCACCTATAACACAATCCTCCCTTGCGTATAAATCTATATAAGTACTATATTCACTGCCACTTGTTGGTTCACATATTTTATCTAATACTTTAAACATTATTCATTTCCTATTTTTCTTGCCATTTTATTTTTTTATTTAATATTTTTTAATAAATCTTTTTTCATTTCTTATTCTCCCATTCATTACATCCAAAAGTGGGACGAACAATATATTGACCTAATTCATTTATATCTTCACATTTAGAGACTAGACATATAGGTTCGTTATACCATTTACAATTTCTACAAACTCTACTTTCTATATTATCATAGATTTTATTGATAATAAGTTTTGTAGCATCAGTTTGTTTAGTTTCTACCGGTCTTCCATTGTTGTTAAATTTTAATTCTTTAATAGCTAATGCTTCTTCTCTAGTCATTTTTTATCCTTTTCTTTTTTATTTTATTCTAGATCAATGTTGGGTATTATAGCAGAAGGTTTAAACACAACAGAATATGCAGAAACAGAAGTTTTTGCTGAATTTATTTGTTCTGCAAAATAAGTGACATTGTCTGATAAGCCTAGAAAATGTTTTTTGTATTGACCAGGAGCAATTTTGCAAGTAACTTCTAACTGATTTTTTTCATCTTTAATAGAACAATATCCTTTTATAGCTAAAATATATTTCCCTGTTATACCATTATAGAATATAATTCTTCTGTTTATTTCAAACATATCTGCTTGTTTGGAAAGGTTGCTAGAGGCTATATCAGCATCCCTATTCCATTGACAAGCAGTAAAGAAATTTAAAACAAATACAAGCATTATGAACTTTAATAAAATTTTCATTTTTTATCCTTCTCTTTTTTGTAGGATTCTATACCTACTAAATTACTATTATTTTTATTTATCAAATTTTTCTCTTTTTCGAGAAAATCCATAGAAGAAAACACAGCATACTCTTTTTCACTCATCTCTATCTCAAAATCCTGAGAAAACTCTAAATTAAAATAAATTTTTATCATTATATTTTCTTTAATATCTGTACAAATTCTAATGGTGCTACATTATCCCAAAATGAAATTGTATATTCTGCTAAAGTATCACAATTAAAAGTATTTTTAAATGCAGGTTCTCCATACTTACCAATATAATATTCATTACAATTGTTATCCCAAAATACACATAATTCTTTATTTTTTGGTTTCCATAATTCTAATTCTGAACCATAAAATTCGTAATGTAATTCCTTTGTGTCTGTCATTGTAGAACTATATAAATTAGGTTCTATAATACTAGCTATTTTAAAAATAATATCATCTATTGTTACCCAATCACCAATCTTAAATTCTTTATTAGACATTTTCTACTCCTCTAAATTTTTATACATTTCTATTATAAAATCATCATCAGGATGTGAATAAGGTATGTAATTATCATAACCACAACCATTTCTTGTCCCATCAGAACTAAATGTAGTTTTATTTTTTGTATCATAAAAATTTAATACTCTTGTAGTTAAATCCAAATTATCATAACACAATACCGGTTGTTTGTCATACAACCCTTTTTCTTCATCATACAAAACATCTTGCCAACTTTCATCAGTATGTTTAACCCAATTTGTTAATTTTTCACCAACTGTATAATAATTATTTGGCATAGCAAATACTATTTCACCATTTGTTATAGAAGTAAACTTAACTATATATTCGCCATCTGTTCCTTTATTTCCTACTTTAAAAATAGGATATTTGTATTTTATTTTAATTCTATAATCTATATTAATATTCCAATTTATCGGTTGTATTTTCTTCCATTTCTTTGACCTTTCACTCCAATACTCGAACTTTGTGCCTGGTTTATCTATTTGTAGTTTTCTCAATTCAGCTAGGTTGTCATCTATTATATAAATATAATTATCAAGCCAGTTACAACTTAGAAATGGTTGTTTATGCCAACTACTAAAAGTATTTTCTTTTTCTTTTACCCAAATTAATGGTTCGTCTAAGGTATTCAACCATCTTTGTATTTCTTGTTTATTTACATTATTCATTATTTAACTCCTTAAGCAAAAAATCTATAACTTCTTTTTTATTTTCAATAGTTATATCAACAAAAAACTTACATTTTTATAATTATATGCTATCACTTTGTTTTCAGCATCATAAAAAATAGAAAAAGTAGGAACATTATAGTGATTATGAAATGCTATATACGCTTTCTTATCAAATTTATGTAATTTTCTTTGCAATACTCTTCTTTGTCTTTCATTTAGATAGTTTAAAATTATATCAACTCTATTTTTATATTCCACAAGATGTTTTAATTTATGCAACATTATTTATTCCTTTTTATGCAAATAAATCAACTGTAATTGGTTGATTTAATTTGAAACTCATTACTTCATCTTTTAATTTTCGAATTGTTTCCTGAGCTTCTGTTAATTTAGCAGTCTGTTCTTGAGCAATTTGTTCCCACATTCTGCACTGTTGAGCAAACTCTCTTAAATGTGCTTCTGTAACTAATACCTTATTGTCTTCACTATCTTCCATATCTACTAGGAAATCACTAAGCTTTATCATTTTATATCCTTTATATAATATTTATCTAATAATTTACGGTATTTAAAAAGTTGCTTTTTTAATATATTCTTTACTTCTTTATTTTGTTGAATAGCTGCTTGAATATATTGTTGTCTCAAAGTTTTTATGATATAAATTAAAATATCTTTACTATATTTTATTTGTAGCATCTATTTCCTTTTTTAATAATTTAGCAATAGTTGGTTTAGTAGTTTTTATATTTTTATAAATATTTCTAATATCATAAAATGCTAAATTTTTAATACCTACATAACCATTAATACTTTTGATGTAATGTGATTGATATTTTGTAGCTACAGGTAATCTTAATAACCTATTAGTTAATTGAGTTCTATTGTAACCTGTTAGGTTTTGTAGCCAATTAGCACTATAATACCATTTATCAATACTTTTAGGAATAATATTACATTTATGCTCTAATAATTTACGATTTTTATCTCGTTCATTTTTAATTTTATTAAGAACTTCCTGTTGTTGAAATTTACGTCTAGCAATTCGACAAGAAATACAATAAGTTTTACTTGAAGATATTTCTGTACCACAAATTTTACATTGTTTCATAATTATCACCAAAATAATTAAGATTGCTATCAGGAATATCTTCTTCATCTAAATAATATCTTAATTGTTTATTTAACTTAGGATGTTCTAATTTTCTAAATGCTTTTTGTATAATTTGTTGAATAGCTTGTTTGGATACACCTATAACAATAGCTATTTCTTCAAAAGTCATAGCATCAGTACATCCTAGCTGTTGCAGTTTTTGCATAGCAGCATTTATACCCTGTTCTTTATTAATTCTAGCCGCTATACGTAATTTTTCAGCATATTCTTTACTATGTTTCATTTATTATCCTTTTATATAATAAATTAAAGAAATGGAACCTCTACAAGTACCATTAGGGAATCTCTAGAGGTTCCATTTAAATCTTCGATAAAAGCCCAAATATAGCCCAAAACTCTTACTTTTAGTATATGTTCTATATAATATATAATAACAAATTAATATTATAAAAGCTACTCATCATCTATAAATATGAAAATAACAATAATATTATAATTAATATTTTCTTTAAAAAGGGAGTGCATTCCATATTGTTTGAAATATATTTTTAGTGCGTTTTTGTGGTACATGCATACAAACATTTGCATCATATTTAAAATATATATCATCTGTTTTTTCTACATATTCTAAACTTACTTCATATAGAGTTCCTATTACTTTTCCATCTAATTTTTCATAAACTCTATCTTCTAATGCTTTTTTCTCTCTCTCAAGACTAAGGAGTGCTTTAGCTAATTCTTTAGTTTCTTGTAATTCTTTTTCTGATAATATTGTTTTAATAATATCATCTGATATTTGATTTGCATATTTCATAATTTATCCTTTATGTTATTTTTTTTTATTTTTATTTTTATTTTTCAAAAATTTATTGATTATATTTTTAAATAATAATTGTTTATTACTATTAAAATCTAATTATTGAAATTCAATTGAGTTTATATTAGATATACTACCAAATATTATTATTCTTTTATATATTTAAACTAAACAAGGTACTTAAAATTTATATTAAGCGTATTTACCTTTAGCATTTTAAGTACCTTTGATAGAATTTGGGTAATCCATATATTATTAATTATGGTAACTAGTGACCTTCTATCGTGGTCAGTATTGTTTTACACCTTATGGCAACCTCTATTTAAAGAGGTAATAGGGTAAATAGCCATTATAATACAAATTAGGTACAAATGTACGAAATATACCTAAAATGGCTAAAATACCCCTTATATGTGTTCTAATGTGTATTGAAATCACGAAATTTTATGTGTATAGATTGAAGGTAAAAAATTAGTTAAATTTAACTGATTTTAGTTAATTTTTTACACCTAGATAATTTAAATAAACTTCATTAATATTTATATTAAATTTTTCATTATTTAGTATAAAATTAATAGAATTATTATTAAGTTTATATTTACCAATAAAACCAGCTTTATGGGTAAATATTTCATCATCTCTATTAGTAGCAGACAATGAATATTTGCTACCATACTCATTCTTAGTTAATTCAATTGTTTTTATCCAATATTGTTCAATATCTACAGTATCAGGATATATAATGATATCTGCTTTACCAATAAAATAAGATGTTGGAATATATTTATTAGCAATAACAATATTATAATTACTACCCCCTTTAAAAAGAGTCAGAATGGGTACTATTTGACTTAAAGACTTATATTCAATGAATTGTATATCTTTACGAATAATGTTTCTAATTATGCCTACAGTACATTGTAACATATAATAAAAAGATTTAAGTTGCTGTTTGTTATTATTAACATCTGCATTATTAGTCATACTAATAAGGTTACAGTAATGAAATTTAGGCATAATTTGAATACCAGTATCTTGTTTATCAACATCATTAATAAATGTTGCTAATGTTTTATATGTACTAAATGTAGGTTCTAACTTACAAATATATTTATAAACTAAACCAGCTGATGATAAACCATATAATTTATCAGTTTTATCAAATTGATGATGGTCAAATAATGTAATACCATCATATTTACCACCAACATCAACAATATAGTCATATTTACTATTAGTAAATTCATCTTTATTTCTACTACGAGTAATGACTATATTATAGTCTATTTTATTAATAGTCTCTAAAGCTACTTGTAGTAATGCACAAGCAGTGATTTCATCTGCATGAAATACACCAGAATGAGTAAGTATATTTATTGTTTTCATTAATTATCCTTTTTTATTATTGTAATACTATCACAATCTAATTCATAATCTTTATCAGCTTGCCATATATCATAAGATTGAAACATTTTACGATTATATGTAATACATTCTGAATTATGTGCTACTATATTTTTAAATTCTCGCCATAATAAAGCAGGTGTTTTATATCTTTTATTTAAGTAACTCTTCATTTGTACATATTCATCCGAATATTCTAATAATTGTTTATCAATTTCTTCGGCAGCTTTTATATCAGGTATTACTATACAATGTAAGTTTTTAAAGCGTACTCTATTTTCTATAACTTTTAAATATATGTCTTTCATTTAGTACCTTTTTAATTTCTTTATTTATTCTATTATTTTATGAATAGAAATAAAAAAATAAGTAATTATATAAAAAAATAAGTAAGTAGCAATCCCCAAAGGGACTACTACTATTTTTATTGACTAATTCTAAAACCACAACATCCAATTGGTTGCCTATTTTCATTTCTTTGCAAATTACCTGGTGCTACAACATCTGTTCTATCTTTAGATATAGCATTAAGAGCTAATGCTGAAACAATATAGATAGTATTAAGTTTCTTAGCAGGCAATCCTTCTACTTCTGACAGAGTAGTACGATATACTGGTATTCCATTAAGAGCCATTAATTTCTTATTATTTGTTTTGACTCTAGCTACAATACCACTAGGTGGAAACGACTGTCCACTAGTAGTCTCATTTATAGTATGTTGTGTAAGATTTATTATATTAATTTTCATTATATTTACTCCTGTATAATTGAGAGGGAATAAATCCCTCTTATAGATTTAAAGTTCTCTTAATACTTTGTATAGTATTACTAATATCAAACTTAACTAGTTTATTTTTCTTTTTAGTAGGTTTATCTATAATCAACAAGTAAATGGATACTATGGATGAACCAATAGTACCCACTACTAATGCATTAAAGCTACCACCAAATATTACTGCTACTGCCATTAATGCTGAAGCATCAATGATAGCATTCATTATACGATTATGCTTAAATTTCCACATAATAATAATGATATTAAATGCTACAGCAATACCAATTATTGATAGTATCATAGTAATTTCCTATTTTAATAGATAAGGACTAATAGTAAGTCTCTTACTCTTATTAAGTTTCTTGATATCGTTAAGTAACTTAAAGTATAGTGACCATCCTTTATCATTAAGATTAATAGATTTAAGGTAACTTTCAACTATAAGTTTACGATTATCTCTCATAATTCTCATCCATTTGACAGCAGATTTACGCATTTGACTAGCACCCACCCAAGTAGTGATACCTGCATCATGATTAGGAAGAATCCAATCCATGTCTTTGCAGATATTATCTTCTAACCAACTATCTTGATTATGAATAAGACAGCTACTGAAATATCTCTTAAATTGCTTTAAATCAGGTATTTTATGGGTATTCGTATGCCTAATTACTTTAAGTTTCTTAGCTTCACTATCATAAACAATATATTGCTTAGTAGTGTCTCCAACACGCTTATAACGATTGCATTCTACTATAAATGAATTAGTATTACATTTAATAGTCATACGCTCTGTAGGCTGACAATGCTTAATAACAATATCTTTAAAACGATTAGCAATAGCAAATTTGCCTATTAATTGTGCTTTACGCATAATAGCAACTTGTTCATCAGTAAATACTAATTTATTTTTACGCCATAATGATTGTACCGAAGCACTGCTACCAAATACATATGGAGTTTGTGCAAATTTAACATGAAGTTTACTAAGACCATCTATTTTCCACATATATTGCTTAGGATTAATATAATCTTTATGTCCTAATAATATGCCAATAATAGTAAGATTACTAGCACTAAAATCTACTTCTAATGGAGTAGTGACCATATGATTAAAATCAAGTTTATATGCATCTAAATCAGCATATAATCTCTCTAACCAAATGTTCTCAAACATACTATCAAGTCCTTCATCAGTAGCTAAATCAAGGTTATGAAAATATCTAATTTTATAGGCTTGTTTACCTAATTTAACTTTAGTCTTGATATCAGCTTCAAAACCATAAGCAAGTTCTGCTATAAATAGATAAGCAGATTTAAGAGCATCTTTAGATACACTAACAGCAGGTGTTACAACTAATGCTCTAGCCATTTTATTAGTAAGTGGATTGAATATTTGTTTAACACAATTATAGATAGCTCTGCCACGACTGTCCATAACTACTTTACCCAAACGATAAGTAGCATAAGGGTCATTGAGTATTTCATCAATAACAAGTTCAATGATACTTTCATAATCATACCCATCAGGATTACGAAGAGAATAGCCAAGTTTTTGTTCTTGTTTACGCATACTCTTAGCAGTAACTTTAATTACTTCATTACGATATTTAGTTAACATAGTTAAATCATAGCTAAATTCATGATTACTACATTTACTAAAACCCATACGAATAATACCTGTTTTCTGAGTACCACTAGGAAGTTTAACATCAGTAGCACCCTCCATTGGACGAACAGAATCATTATAAGGAAATTTCTTATCAAGTTTACTATATTTGATAAGATTTACTAATTCATCATTAGTAAACATTTCTAATAATTTATTAGGATTAATAGCCATTTCTGCCCAATTGGTTTTAACAACTCTAGTAATAATCCAATTATCTTCAACTAATCTGAGTATCATACGATTAGCATTAGTATGGTTACTAAATTGGTCCATCCAATATGGTAAAGATGTCCAATTTCTATCTGTACTATAGTTGTAAAATAAACTATTTAACATATTCTCAGCTACATCATAATCACTGTCTGAATAGTTAACTATCTCTGGCAATTCAATAGTGAATCTTTTATCTTTTTTCATTTTTATACCCCTTTGATTTGTGTATTATATACAGTAGTAACCTCATTAAATGAGGTTACTATAATGATTTAACAATTTATAAATCTACTCTCTTAATGACTCTTCTAAGTCACTAAGTTCTTTTTTAGCTATCGCTCTAGCTTGGGCAGTAGTAAATGCTCTGTCAAATTGTTCTTGTGAAATTTCAACATCACTTAGTAAATTTAATTCTCTTACAATGATGTTAACGAAGCATTTAAGAGTCTCAATATCTGCTTGAGTGCCTTCAAGAGCTTGTTGTACAGTATCTGCTCCAATAACTTTTGTAGAACCATCTGCTAGAGTTAGTATTGTAGGTTCTTTATGGTATGGTAATCTTCCATATGCTTTAATAATTGCATCACAAATACTACGACTGAATATTTCATAATAATCAGTAGGTATTAACTCTCTAGCTTCTGCTTTAGCGTATTGTAAAGCATTAGCTATAGCGACTATTTTCTCAGTTATTTCATCATATATAAAGCCACTGTAAATAGGTTTATCTGTAGCTTCTGATATTTTAGCAATCATAATATTGATTGTTTTACTATCTTCTTTAATAAAATGTACATTAGCTACTTTAGGATTATCTAAAGCAGTTAATTGTTCTTGTTCTTGTCTAGCTCTTTTAGCTTTTGCTAACTGTGCAATCTTGATCTCAATTGGTGATAACTCTACTGTTTTAGTACTTTTATTCATTTGTTATTTTCCTCTATTTTATTTGTAGTTGTTAAATTACGGATATCATCAATAGATACCCAACCATCGTCTTTTATCATCTTTTTACGACGATTATAGACCTCTTTTATCTTTGGTTGTAAATCAGTACGCATATCTTCGATACTGACTTCAATTTCTTCTGATTTGATAGCGATATATCCGCTCCAAATCTTATTGGTTGCTATCAGGAATATGATAGCAACGACTAGTATAATGAACTCCAAAATAATCCTTCTTTACAGATGAAATACATCTTTAATGAATGCTACTAGTATTATTACTGTAGCTACTGTAAATGCTATAACATATGGTGCTAAAGCAAAACCAATAAATAATGCTATGCCTACTCCGATCCATCCCATAATTTACTCCTTTTTTAGGTATTAGTTTTAGTCTCTTCAAGTTTAATAGCTTTTCTATATCTTTTATATAAAGCTAAATGAAAATCATTAACAAGATCCATTTTATATAATCCTTGAACAATAGTATGCCCATAGAAATTAAGATATTGTTGTACCTTGATAGTGATAGGTTGAATACATATTTCACCTGTTACTTCTACTATTTCTGAATTAGAACAATTGTTTAAATTTTCTAAATGTTTAATGTTTAGCATTTAAATTCTCCTTTTTTAAGTAATGTAATTTATCTATATTAAAACAACACTACAAGGAATGTAGTACTGCAAACAATGGTGGCGTTGAAGAATGATGTCGTATGGTATTTCGTAGGTTATTATTATCAAAATGGGGTCTTATATATTGTATATAAAAGACTTCAATTTATAATGGGGTCTTTGGACCCCGCTCTTAAGTTAATTTTAAGTGTTAACTGATAAATGTTAAGCTAATTTTAAGTGTTAAGTAATGTATTGGAAATAGGGTTATTTTTGATAATTGGTCATTTTTTAAGCAGTAAATTGCCTATTTTTTAAGCAGTTATTTTAAAACTAGCTTAAATTATCAAGGTATTTCAACAATAACTTAAGATACATTTAAGTATTATCTACAAATATTAATAATGGTAACAAATAATAGGTAATAATATACATAATTTGTATATAAAATAGGCCCTTAGATATATAGGGGAACAACTATCCCTATATTTGGGGCTTGAGAAAGGTTCAAACATATACGATTCATATATGTTTGAACAGAGAAACATATACGATTCATATATGTTTAAGTATCCCTTTGCTATACTTACAGTGAACAATATAAAATAGAAAAGGGATTATTTATGTCTTTGAATACAGAAAGTATATCTACTTATAGCTTAGAAGAAGATAAAGTAATTATAAATACACAAGAACTCTCTAAAAATACAGAAGTTCGTGTTTACACTAAACCAATATACAATGCAAAACCAAGTTTTACTATGATAGGAGATGGTTACATGAATAATAAACATAAAGATATAGCTAAATCTATAGATTTACTAAACGAAGTTGCTAATATGACAAGTGCTGAAAAGTTTTGTTTCTTTATAATTAAGAACAATATTCATTATGATAACTATACTAATACAATGATATATCAAGTTAAAGTTGCACCTTATTTGTTTAGCAATACAGATAAAGCATTGTTTTTACGAGGTTTTACATTACTTAAAAACAAGAATCTTGTAAGACGCATTTCAAAAAGTGTTTATATGATAAATCCTAATGCTTTGATTCCTGCTAGATATACTAAAGAATTAGCTATTTGGGATAAGGCTAAGAAATAAACCAATATTAAAGCATAACTACAATCAATGCCTTGATGTAGCAGTCTCTCCCTTGCAGGTCTCTCCTAGGCAAGAAAGGTAACTATGGAGAGACAATTGTAAGTAAATAAAGTGTAAGTAAAATAAAACAATGTAACAACTACATATGATATTTGTATATATAATATATTATATACTATATAATAACAAACACGATTAATTAAAATAATAGCTATACTGCCCCAAATGAAGGGCTTTAGAGCGTGTTAAAGTGAGTGCCGTCGCGGGTAATTAGAAGGGGTCAAATTAACCGCCGCGGTCGTTTTGAGGACCTCAAGTTGACCGCCGAGGGTAACAGGGTAGTTGACATTGAATGTTACATATGCTATAATATAGTTACTTCAAAATAAAGGATAGAAAATGAGAGCATTAACACAAAGGATGATAGATTACAAGATGGTAGGTAGAGCAATAGTTGATAGGAAAAGAAAGATAAACAGTGCTGTACTACAGGAACAAAGGGCTATTGATAGAGAATGTAATGGTAATCTAACGGCATCAGCATTATATAGTTACTATATAAGTATTTGTCAGAATGTTACTTGGGATTTGATGGCTGATAAAAAGGTAGCTAAACAGTTAGGTAGCACGGCATTAGCTGTAGCTAAACATCGTAGGAAGCTAACTAAGTTAGGTTGGATAAAGTTTGAGAAGTTTACACATCGTGGTATAGAGTATGGCATATGGTACATTGGTAAAGATGTTGTTAAAGCACAACTTGATAATAATACTAAGTTAGAAGAGTTAAATAAACTTGGTATTATAACTGATGAAGAATATGAAAGTATGTCTGATTTGGAAGAAAAATAAGGTAAATAACTCTAAAATGGTCAATTTTTATGTGTATAGATTGACCCTTTATTTTATACTAAAATGATTGATTTTTATGTGTATAGATTCGCTGTATATTTTCAAACATAACGAACTAAGACTCAACTATAAATTTAGTTAAGAATTGTCCCCTTATTTTATACTAGAAGAGGGAACTAGTAAGTAGTTTATTTAGACTTGCTTAGGTCTTTATATTACCTATATTTCTACTGTTTTAACGAGAGCAGTAGATCCCTCATAATACACATCTTCATCATATGATGAAGACTCCAATGCATTAAACTTTGAAGCAACAGCTTGTGCTTCAGATTTGTCTGTGAAAACTTTATCTAGCAGGTCCCAACCTGCTCTAGCATCTATCAGCACTATATATAATTTCATTTCTATCCTCCATTTTATTTTTATTTAATATACCAAAACCGTAGTTGATTTCCTACGGCTGGGATACAGTAATACTGTTAGATTAGGTGATCATCTCAGACCAGGTGGGATTGGTTACCCACAACTAAGTAGTTTAACGACATTACGGTCGGTTTCTACACTAAAGCTTGTTATAGCAAGTCTTTATATAGAAACGCACTGCTTTGAGGATAGATTTTAATGGATCTTCCTCGTTTAGACTGTGGCGATCTTGAGCTAACAGTAGTAGCTTGTGGCCAGTGGACTCACATCCACTAGCGATCTTAAACAGTTTTCCTGATATAGTTGTACTATATACTAGTACAATTTCAAGATCTGTATCGTCTCCTTCCGCTAAACCGCTACCATATAGGTAGCTTTCACCTATTTCCTGTAATCTTAAACCATCACGGATATTTTCAGATTCTAGTTTCAATAGCATATCTAAATGCCTCAACCCGAATTTCACTATGTTATTCATTTTTATCCCCTTATTTTATTTTTATTTAAATTGTCCCGTTATTTTATACTAGATCGGGAAACTAGTTAGATGATAATAAGATACTACCACGGTATCTGATCATCATCTTCTTCTTCTTCAACTTGAGCCTTAGCTTTTGGCTTTGGTTCAGGTTTAGCCTTTGGTTTACGAGGCTTTGCTTTCGCCTTTGGCTTTGGCTTAGCAGTCTCATAAACCTCAACTACATCAAGGGCTTGGTCAAGCAATTCATACTTGACATTCAAGCCTTTAATGATATAACTGGACTTGAGTAGGTAGGCTTTCGCCTGACCCACTCTAAGGCCTTTTTCATATAACAGCTGTGCCAAGGCTGTTATATTACTGTAAGAAGCATATGTACGCATACTATGCTCCTTTTCTTAAAGCTCTGTAAGCGTTACGGTCTTTGGCGACCTGTAACGCTTTTTCTTGACTGCCCACTAGGGACATGTACGCATTGTATTGCGTATCCCCAGCGATGAAGATAGCGTCTTCTGCAGTCTTTGCTGATTCAACTACGACTGTAGCAGAACTTTCGGCTACGGATACGATCGCATCCATAACCTTATTTAACCTTTTAAACATATATTTTACCCCTTAATTTAGGAACTGATTTATAGATATATCAGGAACTTAAACTGTGTGTTTGAGCTTTTACCTCGTATCACACTATACTACAACTGCTGTAGTATCTACTGTTAACTAATTAACTAGTCTCCGAAAACTACGAAACCGTAGTCATCATCAGAGGTAGTTGGTGTCCATACCATCTGTTTACTCCTTAAGATTTTGATACTATTAAATATATAATAACATCAACACTAAGACAGCAACATAGTTACTATTCAACTGCTATAATGATACCTGCGGTAGCAATGGTGATAGTGTATAAGCAAGTAAAGACACCGTAGCTAGACACTAAGATGGTTAGGTGATAATGTGTAAGTAAATAAAGATAACTCAAAAATGGTACCACTGAGGAGATTGTAGGGGGGGTAGTGACTTGGATTGATAAGTGGAAGTAGATACGAACCCTATAATAAATTTATAATATATATTATATGAATTTTTTAGCATCTCCCCCCTCTATAATAAATTACATATGGGTTCCAAAACCCCCCCATAATAAATTTATAATATATTACTATGTGGACGAATCTTAAATTAACCTTAAAGACCATTGTTATTTATTATAGTAATAATAAAAATCCACAGTTGGTCTATTAGTATATTAGTATATTAAGATATAGATGAATGTTATGCTGACATAATGGCAGAGGACTAGATGACAATAACAAGTATGAGAGAATTTGTTCTAAATACTGCTTTAGGAATAAGTCTCTAATAAATATAGAGAGTAACCTTAAACACATAATTGGGAATATATTCCCAATATGGTAAATAAAAATAAGGAATATTCACGATATAAGTAGTATATTGGGAATACATAAGGCAACTTTAAGGCAATTAGAATATAATGTTACTATTAAACCTTAAAGGATATTAGATGAGTATAAAAGTATTACAAGTTGGTGAAAGCCTAGCTATTAATAATGAGTTAGCAGGGTTAGTTCCAATGGCTTTACCAGCAGATCAAGCTGCTTTAAATGAGGATATAAAGACTAATGGACTACAAGAACCCATTGTTACATATAAAGGTATGATTGTTGATGGTAGATGTCGTCAGAAGGCCTGTTTACTATGTGATGAAAGGATCAAGTATAAAGAATTAGATAAAGACTTATCTGTAGAGGATGTAAGGCAATTTGTAAAATCTGTGAATACTAGGCGTAATTTGACTATGACACAAAAAGTTATAGCAGGATTAAAAGATTACCAGGATAGAAAAAATAGGGATCTAAAGAATGTGTCATTTGCAGTTGTTGCTAAAGCATGGGGTGTTAGTGATAGGATGTTAAAGAATGCTAAATATATAATGGATAAAAAGTCACAATATATTGAACCATTATTTAATGGTGAAACTGTTACTATAACTATGATTACTAAAGAAGGTGAGAAAAGAGTAGAAACAGATAAGATATCTACAATTGCTAAAGCGGTAAAGATGCAATTAGAGACTATAAAGTTAAAGGTAGATAAATCTAAAGAAGTGCATTGGAAAGTTGATAGTGAAATAAAAACCGAAGCAGGTAAGAAATGGTATGCTGAACATATAGAGATGGCTAAACAAAACCCTATAAGCTATATGGTAGAATTAGCTAATCATAGATACAGTGTGGATAGCATTGAAGATGATTAGGACCAGAGGAAAGTAATGAGTGCAATGGCTGCTTGTTCTACTTACCGCTTTAAGAACAAGTATATTAGCTACTAATTAGTAATTAAAGATACTAGTAATTCAGTTAATAGTAAGAGTAATGTATGTATAATGATGGTAATTAGTTATTAGTAGTAGCTAAAATCTATAAATGTAAGGATAAATATGGAAATAGAACTAGTAGATATGGTTGGTAATGGTAGTAAAAAGAATCATTATGGTACCAGAAAAGGGAATATATTAGATGAAATAGTTGCTCCTGAGATATGGTTAGATGACTATGTTTCTATAGTTAGTAAGAAAGAAGATATATGGGATGATGATAGTAATAGCTATATTGAAAAATATACACATAATATGTATTTTAACTGTGAAATAGGTGCTCCTGAATTGTATAGTAAAAGTTGCTATTTCTTAAGAGAGATTGTTAATAAAAATGATGTTATTTATATAAACATAAATAGTGGTGGTGGTAATGTTGATAGTGCTATGATGCTTAGAGATGCCATAAAAGATTGTGAAGGAAAGGTTATTGCTAGGCTTAGTGGTATTGTTGCTAGTAGTGCTACATTGATTGCTCTTGCTTGTGATGATATAAAATGTGGTGAAAGTGTTAGTTGGTTAAGCCATAATTATAGTGCTGGAGTTTCAGGTAAAGGGCATGAAATTAAAGCACAAAGTGAGTTTATGGAAAAAGAATTAAATAGAACATTTAAAATTATACATAATGGATTCTTTACTGATAAAGAAATAGAAGAGATTATTGATGGTAAAGATTATTGGTTAAATGTTGATGAAATTATGGAGAGATGGAATAGGTACTACCTTGTTGAGGATAGTAGTAAGGATGGTAACAATGACTGATAAAGAAATAGTAAAGAAGTATAAAGATGCTATAAAAGTAATGTATGGGGTGCTAGAAGAACAAAAGAAGAAAGCTACTAGTAGAGATACTATCAATGTTTACAATGGGATGATGTTTGCTAAGAGTGTGTTTGAAGGTACAAATCCTGAATACATAGATCCAATAATAGAAGATTAGAAGGAAAGTTAATATGATAGTAAAAGATATAAATAGAGTAGCTGTTGTTGATACAAATATATTGTTATTAGATGCTGGAAATATTAATGCTATTGGTAGAAATTATGATGCTGTTGTACTACCTAGTATAGTGTTGGAAGAATGCGATAGTAAGAAGAATGGATATGGTGAAGTTGCTTATCAAGCTAGAAGTGTTGGTAGGTATTTAGCACAATGTACTGTTACTGATGTTAAAACTACTGGTCCTGAGGGTACTGGAGATGTATGGACTAAGTTAATGCATAATGATGGTACAGTGATACTTGTTGTTAAATTATATGATTATGGTGTTAGAGTAGGGGAAGATAGTTATAATGATAAGAGAATAATAAATACTGCTAAAGCTGTAGTAGATAATGGATATGATGTTGTATTCTTTAGTAATGATGTTATGGCTAGATTGAATGCTATGTCCACTGGATTAGTTGTTGAAGAGTTTAAAATAAGTGACAAAGATGAATATGAGTTTGTTAGAGAAGTTAAGATTGATGATGAAGAAATGTTTAGTAGATTGCATAACAGTAAGATAGAAGATGTTGTAGATGAAGTTAATACTGAGAATTATAGTTATAAATTTACTAGTAGTCAAAGTGGTCAAGTTAAGTTAGCTACTATTAGTAATGGGTATATAAATGTTATCGGTAGAGATACTGAGAAGTTGTTAAGAAAACAAATGGTTGCTTCTATTAATGCTGAACAATTATTAGTCAGTAAGGCCATACAGGATGAAAATATTGATATGGTGTTGATAGAAGGTCCTGCAGGATCAGGGAAGGCACAACCAAATAGTGAAAGAGTACTTACCGATAAAGGTTGGACTACAATAGGTGAGATAAGACCTGGGGATAAAGTTATTGGTTCTGATGGTAAAGCAAAAAATGTTACAGCAATCTATCCACAAGGAGAAAGAGATATTTATAAAGTAAGTTTTATAGATGGTACAGAAGTCTTATGTGATATAGATCATATATGGTCTGTGAGAGAAAGAACGAAAGGTATGCGTGATAGTGGATATAAGAATGTAACAGTAAGGGAAATGCTTAATACTTGGATTCGAAAAGATCGTTATGATAAAAGATATGGTACTTATCGATCTTATTATAATTTTTCTATACCTAAAGCAGAAGCTTGTGAGTTTTCTAATGGTATGAAGTTACCTATAGATCCTTATGTTATAGGATTATTATTAGGAGGTGAGTTACCTGTAGATAAACATATACCTAGTGAATATTTATATAATTCACTTGAGAATAGAAAGGCCTTGTGGCAAGGACTAACAGATACAGGTGGTAATGTTGATAAGAATGGGATAGTTAAAGAGTATTCTACATCGTCTGAGCAATTAGCTAAGGATTACTTAGAATTAAGTAGAAGCTTAGGTAAAGTGTTTACTATTAATAGTAGGCATAAAGGAGAGTTAAAAGAAGGACATAAAAGTTGGAGATTAAGACAAATGGCTAATAAACCAAAATCAATTGTTGCTATAGAGTATAGTCATAGAGAAAATGCTACTTGTATATCAGTTGATAGTAGTGATCATTTATATATCACTAATGGATATAATCTTACCCATAATACAATTGTAGCCTTTAGTAATGCTATACGAATAATGCAAATGAATAAAGATAAATATCAAAAATTAGTATATGTAAGATCACCAACTAATGATGAAGATTTAGGTGAAGACATTGGGTATTTAGCTGGGAATACAGAGAAGATGGATTTGTATCTAGGAGCTGCTAAAGATACTCTAGACTTTATGATGAGAAGTTGTACACCATATAAAAGTGGTAAGAAAGCAGATTATGATATAAAGATAGAGAATAAAGTAGCAGAGATGGTAAAGAACTATGGAATAGATACTATAATAACTACTGGATTAAGAGGTAGAACATTTCATAATGCTGTTATAATACTTGATGAGGCTACTAACTATAGTCCTGCTACTATGCAGAAGGTGCTGACTAGAGTTGGTAAAGATTGTAAAGTAATTGTAATTGGTAGCAAGAGACAGATAGATAATAAGTATCTGAGTGTTTATAATAATGGTATGGCTTTATTGATGGATGAAGCTTGTAGAAAGGAGATAAATTGTGATGTAGAAATGTTTGCTATACAACTTAGTAAAGTTGTGAGAAGTAAGATGGCTATGTTTGCTGAAGAATTGTTTACAAAGAAAAAGTGTGGATAGTGTAAGGTAAAATTAAGGACAGTGTTGTTATAATACCGCCACATATGTTTCCTTCTTAAGTGTATAACCGAGACTTATGTTTCGGTTATATATTCAAATGGTATATGTATAAATAAAACTAAAGGTGTATATGATGTTGATAATGTGTAATTGTTTATATAATCATAATCAGTATCAACCGTACAGTACATCTAGTTTTAGAGGCTGTAGAGGTTTCTAATAACTAACTTTATTAGTTAGTTATTAGAGATCTTTATGAGTCTGATCTACAAATTAAATAAACTCATAAATTTCTTATTAAATATTTCGATATGATGTAATGGTAGCATACCTGTCTGTTAAACAGGTTGTCGAGATTCGAGTTCTCGTATCGGAGCCATATGGTGATTGTAGTACAACGGTAGTACGTTCGGTTGTGGTCCGAATAATCTCAGTTCAATTCTGAGCAGTCACACCATTATTGGGGTGTAGCCAAGTGGTAAGGTAACTGGTTTTGATCCAGTGATGCAGGGGTTCGAATCCCTTCACCCCACCCATTAGCTATACGGAGAATAAACTAGCTGGGAGCTAGGACAGTTTGCTAAACTGATCGTACTGTAATAGGTATCAGAGTCGGGATCTGTATTCTCCGCCATTCAAAAATCTGTTGTCAATGACTGGGATGGAGCGTTACCATCTAACGGCACCATAATTTAAGAAAAAATTAAGAAACTATATGCTATTCTTAACAGATAAAATAATCACTTGATTATTGGTAACTAACTGCTATGCAGAGTTAAAGGATTAAGATGACAAGTAGTACTTTCGGAATTAAACGAAATAGAAAAAGACTTACAGTAGAAGAACTTAAAGATAAATTACCAGTTAAAAAGAATGCAATAACACAAGAAGTTGTAGATTATGTTAATGATATAATGGAGAATCCAGATTTTGATGCTGGTACATTTATAGGAACATTAATAGATTACCAAAGTATATTGTTGGATACTAAAGCCAGCATACAGGAGTACACTAATGCTTTGATGTTCTGTGCATATTTAGAAGTTGAAACATCCCTTGTAGAAGCTTATAAGAAAGCTAGACCTAGGGATGACTTTGTTAGAGCTAGATTAGACTGTGAGGTAGATAGTAATGAGTATAACTCATTGTATGCTGCTGCTAGTAGGTATAGAAAAAGTAAGTTAGTTAGAAAGATACTAGCACAAAGTGAATTACCATTACACATAGTGTTCCAAGTTGAAAGAATGAAAGCTGTAAGTGTATTGGCTAGAGTAATGGTAAATGCTAAGTTAGATAGAGATAAGATAAATGCTGCTAAAGAGTTGTTAGCAGCTACTAAAGGACCAGACACTGCTGTAATTGATTTAAATGTAGGACCAACAGAAGCTGCTACAAATATGCAAACTAAGTTGTTTGAACAATTGGGTAAGATGAGCCAAATACAATATGACAGATTACAAGGTGGGGCTAACATTGTTGATGTTCAACGAGTAGGATTAGAATTAGATACAGGGAATACTGATGGCGAAGCTTAAAGGGTATGGGGAATTTAAGGACGATAAAGAAGAGGTTATAGTAGAAGTTAGACCTAAAAAAGATGAAGATAGTATAATTGGTAAAGTAGAAGATCCTAATGTTCCTGTAGGTGATTGGGAAGAGTATGAACAATTAGTTGAAGAAGGAGTTATAGAAAAACCTAGAGAAATTAGGATTAGAAAAAGACCTGACTATGAATTTAATGTAGATAAAGCCCTTGACAATATAGATTTAATGTTTAATGGTTATAAACCTAGTAAAGATGCTATAGAGTTTTTTAATATTATAAGATTAGTATTAGGAGGGGAACCTGAAGTACCTAATAGTTTGATGCATTACTTCCTAGTAGATTTAGTATTCGATAATATAACAAGAGACAAGTATCCATATAGTAAAGAAATCAATGATAAAATAAGAATTAATAGTAGAAAAATAGCTATAATTGCAGCAAGATTTTCTGCAAAGTCTACGATTATAACAGCATACTTACCTATATATGTAGCAATCACTGGTAAGATACCAAACTTTGGTGATGTGATGTTTGTAGTAGGTTTTGGTGATAGTCAAAAAGGTGGTGCAAAAGTACAAGCAAATACTATTAGAGACTTCTGCGAAGATAGTGAGTTCTGTAAAGGGTATTTTGAGAAGATGAGATTTACAGATGAAGAATGTGAATTTATTAGGAAAGGGACTGATAGAGTTAAAAAAAGATCATTTATGTATAAGGTAAAAGGAGCTTCAAGTGGTGTAAGGGGTATTAGATACAGAACAGAAAGACCTAGTTGCCATGTTGTAGGAACAACTGTTACTACTGAGTTTGGTACATATACGGTAGAGGAGCATCCATACCAAATTGGTAAATTCAAAGAAGAATGTTTAGAAGTCAGTTTAAGAGGATTAACTGCTAAAGAACTTGTTAGTTATGATCATAAGTATTGGGCAAAAAAGTGTGTAAGTAAACAAGTACGAGATAGCAAGACAAAAAAATTAGTAAGAGAATATATAGAGTATGCATCTGACTGGGTACAGGCAAAAGATTTAACTACTGAACATTGGATAGGGGCTAGAATAGATAATACTATTAATGTGGATAAACTACTTAATATCTCTGTAAAGGATAGTAATAAAATAGGATTTAAACAAGTGCATATTGCTAATGGTATGTTATGGAGAAAAATCAAAAGTACAAAGCAAGTAGGTAAATTAGATGTAGTACCTATAGAATGTAATAATACAGATTTAAAAAATGTTGTTGGTACAGAGCATGCATACGAAACATTATTTGGAATAAGTAAAAATTGTATAATTTTTGACGATATTATAAAGACGGAGGCAGATGCTAATAGTAAGATAATAATGGATAAATTGAGAAGTATGATATTTGCTGATGCCCAGCATGCTATGGGAAGTAAGAAAAAAATGATAGCTGTTAATACTCCGTTCAATAAAAGAGACCCTGTTTATAGTGCATTAGAAAGTGGCGTATGGACACCAGTATGTTTACCGTTATGTGAAAAGGTATATCTAGGTATGCCTAAATCAGAATATGTATGTAGCTGGCCGCAGATGCATCCATACGAAGAGTTTATGGAAAATTATGAAGATGCTTATTATAGTGGTACATTAAGAGAACTTAATCAGGAGTTGATGTTGAGAATTAGTAGTGAAGAAGATAAATTAATTAAAGAAGGTATGGTACAGTGGTATAGTAGAAAAGTAATTGTACCAGAATTGTCTAACTATACAATAGTAGTAACAACAGACTTTACTGCAAGTAATAGTAAGAAAGGTGATTTCAGTGGTGCTGCTGTATGGGCTATAAGTGCTAACGACAGTTGGTTCTTGTTGGACTTAAACTTAAGAAAGTACACTATGCAGGAACAGTATGATGCTTTATTTAGGGTATTAAATAGATGGAGTAGAGGTGGTAGAATATTAGATGTCGGTGTTGAAATAGATGGACAGCAACAACTAAATGTAGAAGCATTGAAAGCTATGATGATACAAAAGAATTTTTGGTTTAGGTTTGCTAAACAAAAAGGAGCATCTGCTAAACAAATAGGTATATCAAGTAGAGCTGTTGGGGGTAATAAGCTAGAGAGGTTTAAATATAGTATGCCACATTTTGAGATGAAAAAAGTATTCTTCCCTGAAGAAATAAAAGAAACAGATGACATGAAAGAGATGCTGGAGGAGCTGGCATACTTGAGTGAAACTGCCATAGGCTGTATATCAGCAGACACAAAAGTTATAACAGATAAAGGTATGCTAAGTATAAGAGATGTTCAAGCAGGTGATACCGTTATCTCTCAATACAATGGTTCGTCAGTAAACTGTAAGGTAACCTCAGCTATAATATCTGGAGTAGCCGAAACATACACTATTACACTTCCTACTGGTGATATACACCTAACCATTGATCATAGAGTGTTGACTAATAGGGGGTATGTATGTGTAAAAGATCTGGAAGCTACTGACTATATTATAACAGGGGTTCAGGAATGGAACAAATCACAATCTATGGTAAAAAATGGACAGCTAAACAAACAGGATATTATCAATCCACCACTAACATTGGAGGTAAAAGAAGATGGTTGCACCGTTATGTATATGAACAAGAGTGTGGCCCTATCCCAAAAGGTATGGATATTCATCACAAGGACCATAATAAACAGAATAATTCAATCACTAATTTGGAAGTACTACCAGCTACAAAACATCAAAAACACCATGCGGAAGACCCCCATTTCTACGGAAGAAAGGCCACAGCAGAAGAGATTAAAAGAAGATGTGAATTGGCTAAATTGGCCAAAAAAGGTAAATACATCGGTCAAAGAAAAATGCGTAAAATTAATAAAGGGAATAAAATCAGAATTTGTAAAAATTGTGGTATTGAATTTAAGCTCAAAGAAAAAGATAAAAACAGTACAAAGTACTGTTCACAGCAATGTAGGGGGCAATATAGACTTAAAACCAACAACCCTAATTACGTTCCTAATGGCACCGTTAGAGTTTGCCTTGAGTGTGGTAACGAGTTTAAAACAAAGGTACCAAATCAATATAGGTGTTCAGAAAAGTGTGCACTTAAACATGAAAAATACCTCAGAGACACTAAAATTCGTACCCTCAAATGTGCATCCTGTGGAATTGAGTTCATACATAAAGGAAGTAGTACCCCAAAATATTGTTCTGAAGAGTGTAGAAAAACTAGGAACAATCTTAGAAAACCAAAAACATGTGAGCATTGTGGAACAGAGTTTATATCATGTAGTAGCATCAAAAAATACTGTTCTAGAGCATGTAAGAATGCTGCCTATATTGAAAATCATAAAAAGAAAGAAAGAAGTAGTATATGATTTACAAATAGAACATAGTCATAATTTCACACTAGCAAATGGAGCGGTAGTTCATAACAGTTCACATGATGATGGAATTGACTTGATATCACAAATGGCAGTAATAGACTATGTTGTGCCTAATAATGAAACTAGTAGTATAAGAAGTATTTATGATGATGCTGATAGCGAGATATGGGAAATAGACAATAATGAAGATGAGGATTTAGACTATAATAGAAGTAGTATGATATTCTAAATAGTTATGGATTCCTTTAAGGTTAATTACAGAGTATATAAGATATAATTTGTAAAAAGCTGAAAGGATCACCTGTGCAATTATCGTTTCTAATATCTCAAGCCAGATCAGGTGAGTTAGCTTCTTTGTCTAGTAAGAAAGTAACAGATAAGGAAGTGATAGACTACTTAAATGCAGCTATGGTAGCATTGTATGGTAGATTCCAATTAGCTGTAGATGAAGCTATAATAGCACTAGATATGATTAATGTTAGAACATTATACAAGATGGACGGTACGGATAGTGCTGTTACTGTGCGTGGTGAAACAATAAAACCAGAAGAATATATGGTAGCGGTAACAGTAACAAATGAGGACGGTACTGTCAGTAATCTAAATGATGATAGTGACCCACTTAGTTGTTATACAGTTGGCTACAACACACTTCAAATACCACTTATAGCAGAACATTCTTATGTCTCTGTAATATACAGAAAGAATCCAAAACTTATTACATTTATAGATAACGGTACAGGTGGTGCTACAGATTGCATTGTAGAGTTACCATTACAATTGTTAGATGCTACTACAGCCTATATTGGCTATAAGGCACATAGTTCTATAACAAACAGTGTGCAAGGTGAAGAAAATACCCTATATAAAAGGTATTTAGAAGCTTGCAATCAAGCTGAATTACTTGGGTTATTACCTGCAAGTAGTATGGTACAAGAACCTGTAACTTCTAAAGGATTTGTATAATGGGTATGAGAAGTAGCTTTGCTAGATTTACTAATACAGGTGAAAGATTAGATGATCAATTAGATAGAGAAATAAATTCTAAATATGATGTAATTAGGGAAGTAAAAGATAATATAGAGCATATAAAAACTGTAAATAGTATTAAGCAACAAGTAATTACAGTCTCTACAATGGCTCAAGATATAATAGATTTATCGAGTATGAGAATAGCTATTGAACAACTATTTTTAAGTATAGATGCAGTAAATAGTTTATATGTTGATAAAAATGTATTAGATAGTTTATATAATAATAAAGCAATACTAGAGAGTATATTTAATGATAAAGCAATTCTTGATAATTTGTATAATGATAAAGCGACATTAGGTAGATTATACGCATCAATAGCAAATATAGATAGGGTGTTTAATTCTATAGGTAATATAGATACAGTAAAAGAGCATATAAGTAATGTGGATATAAATGCTACTAATATTAATAATATTGATACTACAGCAAGTAATATTACTAATGTTAATAAAGTAGCAACTATAGATACAGATGTAACAACAGTGGCTAATATAAACACAGATATAACAACAGTAGCTGATAATACAACAAGCATAAACAGTGTTGTTACAGATGTGATACCAAATATGACTGAAATATTACTAGCAGATGATAATGCTGCAGTGGCTACAAATAAAGCTGAAGAATCAAGATTGAATAGAGAAGCTGCATTTTCAAGTGAAGTAAATGCTAAGACTTCTGAAACAAATGCTAAAGCTTCAGAGAACTCTGCTAAGGATTCAGTTAGTACCATACAGACGTTTACAGTAGAGCCTGGTGCTTATAATACAAATGTAGCTTATGATAGTGATACTAATACTATTACAGTTCCTAGAGGAGTTCCTGGAGAAGATGGTATGACACCTAACTATGAGTTTGTCTATAATAGTGATACAGGTGACTTAGAGTATACATTTACAGGTTATACCGCAGAACATGCAAATCTAGTAGAGGAAATATAATGCCTATAATAACTAATTTAGATAACTTAATAGATACTACTGTTGCAGAACAGTTAGATGTTTTAGATGCTACTCTAACTACTTTATCATTAGACACTAATACATTATCATATAAAGACGAGAAAGGTAATACTACAAACATAGACTTATCTAAATATATAGATGATACAAATTTAGCTAGAATTACTAAATCAGAGTTAAATACTAGTGACGGTATAGTAACTTTTACTAGAGATGATGGTAGTACTTTTACACTAGATTTACATAGTTTATTTGTGCCCGCTGATGGCGGTACAGATGGTACTGACGGTACAGATGGCTTAATGACGGATAGTGATAAGTATAAACTAGATGGTATAGAAGCTAATGCAGAAGTAAATATACAAGCTGATTGGACTAATACTGACACAGCTAGTGATGGATACGTTAAAAACAAACCATTTGTAGCTGCTAAGATACAGAATAAAGATAGTAGTGTAATTTACGATGACTCTGAGACTGATAAAACTTATAGGTTACGAGTAATTAATGGTGACATAGCATTGGAGGAATTATAATATGGCAGCTGGAGATTTAATAACATTAGCTAGTAAAGATTTTGTAAACAATCAGTTAAATATTGGGTTAGATGATATGAATACAACTCAACAACAAGCATTGGGTTTAAAGGCAAACATAGCAGGGCAAGTGTTTACAGGGGATGTAACAGTACCTAATTTAATAACTAATGGTAATGTAGATGGTAGAGATGTAAGTGTAGATGGTGCTGTTTTAGACAGTTTAGTAGCAGTAGAGGAGATATAAATGAAAATATTAAATAAAAATAGTGATGGTGTAAGAAATAGAGCATTAGCCGAACGAGAGGTAATGCAAGAGCTTACTCCTGGTGATAAGAACTATGGTAAGATTGCTGTAGGTACAGACGGTACTTATGATGGTGAAGTAATAATAGGTAAAGATAGTGATGTACAAAATGCGTTGGCTAACATAGATGCTACTAATCCATTTAATGGTTATGTTGGTGCTAAAAAAGATATGAGATTTGAAACATCTACTAATAATATTCTTAAAGTTGCTAATACGCAAGAGCAGTATATTGTTGATGGCAAAGTAGTTGGTACACTTGGACCAGAGTTGGTTGTTAATGGGGATTTTAGTGATGGTACTAGTGGGTGGCACTTAGAGGATAATAACCCCCCTATTACTATTGTTAATGGTCTTCTTAGGCTACAAAATCAATCTACAATAAGACAAGACCATATACAAGTTAAACAAGGCAAATTATATAAGATAGAATACTGTATTGTAAGTAATAGTGGTAGGGTAGTGTCATATTTCAGAGACCAAAACGGTACAATAATAAAAGATACTTCTTGGGATAGTAGCATAGGTAAGAGAGTATTTTTATTTAGAGTTCCTAATGATGTTACATCACTTCAAGTTAGGATACTGTCCCAAAGTGATGCTTACTTCTCCAACATCTCAGTTCGTGAAATATCCACAATAGACCTAAACACTACTAATGACAGAACAGGATTTAATGGAGAAGGTGATAACTCCTTTGTGCCTCATGTGCATGTAGTTGGATTTGACCCAATCAGTACAGGTACAATTACAGGTAACAGAGTTGCTACAGATGCACAGATAGGAACTATACTAGATAATATCCCTGCTCAAACAGCTAATACTAGAATCAAATGTAGAGTTAAACCTACAACAGATGGTATCAAAGTAGAGATACTAGACAAGTCAGATAGTGATGCCGTAGTTAGAACTCAAACAGTTAATAGCACAGATACAGAAACACTTACATTTACATTGCCAGTTAATGATGATGGATATAAAGTTAAAGCTACTAAAATTACCAATGATGGTGTAGATAGTGATGATATTGACGAGAGAATAGATGTTACTGCTGAAGTTAGTACAGGACTGGTTGTCGATGGTAAGGTTAAGAGAGGGGATTATTGTGTAGTAGACAAAGAGGAATTGGCAAATGCTGAAGAAGGGAATGCTGGTGATGGGTGGTCAGTTTCAGATAATAGTAAAGTATCAAGTAATGGCGATAATACTAAAATAAGTTATTTTACAGATTTAACAAAACCTTTAATAAGTGGGTTAAAATATAAACTTTTTTTTGAATTACAGAACTACAGTGGCTCTGATACGATGGGGTTTGATGACGAGCAAGGGGTATCGTCAAATGCAAGATTTGACAGTGATGCTACATATTCTGAAGTTTTTATTTCAAATGGCAGGGCTTTAGCAGTATTTAATAGAGATTCAAATTCAGGCACAATAAGTTTTTCAGTACAACTAGCAGATGACACATTCAAAGCAATAGAAGATACAGATGATGGAGAAAGTTTAGCTTCAAGCAAATTCAAACCAGCTGACTATATCTCTAATCAAGTATTTGTGGGTATGAAAGATGATGGTACATATACTTATGATGTACTAATGAATGATGCTTATACTAAAGAGAGTACAACTGAAACACTTACTAATAATGGATATAGTAGTTTAGGTAAAGGTCTTTTTAGTAAAGGTAGTGATGTAATAACTCCTATTGGTAGATGGCAGACTTTAAACTCTGGTGCCTATCATCCTATACTAAATTTTGCAGGTACCAGAGGTTTTTGGACAAAAGTAGGATCTCAGTATGATAATTCCTATGGGGATTGGTACGGAAATAGGGGAGATATCGCTAAAGTTTCTATTAGTGATTTATTTAATTTCGTAGATGGTTCAATATATATTAAAGGAATTTCTCATGTATCTAATTATAATAACTTTGGAAGTATTATTAGTACAGTATCAGGACATCCACAAGGTAAATTTTACAATATAGTTTACCCTTCACAATGGCTAGATATGCGCTACTCTTCAACTAAAACAAACTTACACGATACAGCTAGTAAAGTATTTAGTGATGGAGTTAGTGGTAAGGGTGGTGTTTGTGATACTGTAGGAATGGTCGCTGCAATAGAAACATTAGGAAGTTCTACTCAAGCTAGAATAGGTCTACAAAAGAAAAATTTTACTACATTTCCCACATATTTGTATGGAACAACAGGTTATCATGAAGGGCAAGCTTTTGTCTTTAAAGGCTTCAATGCTGAAGATGCTGGTAATTGGTATTTGACTATTGATAGAACCATAGATTTAGTTATTGAAAAAGATGTATTTTTCACAAAAGACCTACCAATAACACAAGTCGGAGAACAGCTAACAACAGATTTAATTGGTTCTCCTGAAAATTATCCTCAAATATTAAAAGACAGATTAACTAGTGGAGATACTGTTATTGGAATTAATCCTTTATTGGTAAATCAAGATGGAACAAGTCCTATACCTAATCCTGACAGTAATGTTCAAATTATATTAAGTAAAAGAACATTGACAAATCCAACCTTAATAATTTCAGAAAATAGCGGAAAAACTTATTCTGCCAACAGCACAATTATTAGAACTACAAATAATTACGTTGTAGGTGCTACTACCAATCAGAAAATACATTTTACTTCTTATACAGCTTCAATCCCAGTAGCTACAATACAAGATCCTAAAATAGTGGATTATGTTTTAGAGAAGTATATAGCGCAAAATGATGCTAGTATTTACAAGGGAGCTAACATCACAGCACTAATAGGGATTCCGACAGGTGATGGAGATGGTACTATGGAGAGTGGTTATTTAGGGGATTGTGATGTGGGTACTTATGATGAAGTTGTTGAGGCAGGGATTTTAAATACTTATGGAACAAACTATCCAGACAAGACTTTTTTAGATACTCATAATGGGCTTATATATGAATACACGGGGTCTACAACCTCAAATACTCTTGACTTATATACTGCAGGGTCTCTCAGTTCTTCACCCTCTTCTTGGAAGCACATAGGATTTACTTCACAAATTCCTAGCCATTCCACAATATCTCTATCTTCAACAGGAGACAAAGCATCTAAAGCATTCTTAACAATAGCATCAGATAACAACAATGAATTATATGCTCAATGGATGATTGAAGAACTAGCTAGTGGTTGGGATGGTACTAGTACATTTAAAGATGACACTACAACTGGATTGACTATAGGTAAAGTGTACCAAGAGCAAACATCAAAACTATTATACAGAGCATTAGCAGATAAGATAACTGTATCAGATACTGCAACATGGTCTAATCCATTTGATGGGGACAGCGGAGAGTTTGAACAGCTTACTAATAGTGTTGTAACAGATGTTAATGGAAATGTATGCAGAACAGTGGTTGCTTCAACTCCACTAAATTTACTTAAGGATGTATAGATGACTAAATTAGAAAAAATAGACTTGGCTTTATCGAAAGGTAAAGTTCAAGGTGCTAAACAATTACTTAAAGAATATTATCAAGCAGAAAACAAAGCTACTTGGGATAAATCTAGACATGAAGAATATGAGGCATTGTACCCGTCAATGAGAGATATGATAGATGATGAAAAAGCTGAATATGATAAAGCTAATTTTAGTGATGATAATCCTAAAGTTGATGAGTTTGAATATCCACAAATAGAGATAAAATACATTACTATAGATGAGGATGGTAATGAGGTTAGAACGCCAGAAGATTATTTAACATATACTGAGTGGCTAAATGAAACTAAAGTCGTTAAAGAAGCTGTATATGATGATGACGGTATATTAATTGAACCAGAAGAGACAGAGCCTGTAAGACCTTATGTAGTAGCAGAAATTGCAGAAAATAGAATTAATAGTTATGAACCCCTTGCTGCTTATTTCAAAGAAAAAGCTAAGGTAGAAAAACAGAAAACATTAGATACATTATCTGTAACTGCAAATACAGTTGCTTATGATGCTAATGGTAAAGCTATCAGTAATATGGGTGCAATTGTTAGTCTTGCTAATTATAAATTCAACAAAGCTTTAGCTGATGGGGCAAGTGTAGCGGATGCTTATAAGGCTATTTATAAGGATACTAAGATAGGTTGGAAAGGTTACGATAATAAAGTACATCAAGTAGAAGTTGAAAGTATATGTGAAGCTCTTGAGGCAGGTATGCAAGAAATGGCTAAAGTAATAGGGGTTTAATGTGGAAGTTACAGTAGCTTTTTATATTGGCGGTGGTTCTTTAATTGACAAAGGAATACAATGGTGGACTGCTGACTTTAAAGATAAGCTTAATGGTAAGTGGAAATTAGTACCTAGCCATGTAGAACTAAGTTTTGATAATATATGTTGGTGGTCAGCTTCTACAAGGAATGGTGTATATAGACGAAAATGTATGACACTAAATGAGAAACATTGGAGACAATATAAAGTTGAAATATCAATAGAGAATAAAAAAGCTATGATAGAAATGGCTGATAGCTTCTTGGGAATGAAGTATGATTGGCTAAACATTGTGGGTTCTGATGTTTTTAAACTGAATATAGGCGATAGAAAAAGATTGACTTGTGATGAAAGTGCAGCTAGATTGTTAAAATTATGTTGGCTAGGTGATGAGTTGCATAAAATAAATAATCTAAATCCTAAAAGACTTGAAGAGTATATACAAAGGGAACTCAATGGAAAAAATTCTTAAGGCTATAACCTTACCACAAGATAAAGCTAATCACGCTTTTTACGGATTAGCTTTATATAGTATAATCGTTATGCTTGGTTCTCACACTATTGCATTAGGTATAGTAGTTATTGTAGCTACATGTAAAGAGATATACGATAGTTTCACCACTAGTCACGATGCAGAAGCTAACGATATTTTAGCTACTATAAGTATGCCTATGATGTTGTTTTTACTTGAAACAATTAAGGATATGATATGAGTTGGTTTTCAGATATTATTTCAGGTGGAGTTGATAAAGTAGTAGATAGTGTGGGGAAAGCCGCAGATAATTTATTTACTTCTGATGATGAAAGAGAGCGAAATAAAAATCTCTTAGAGCAAATTAAAAATCAATTAAAAACTACATTAATAGCTAGTTTTGTAACTACAATGCAAATTAAAAGAGATGTGATTATAGCGGAGATGGGAGGAAATTGGTTACAAAGAAGTTGGCGACCTTTATTGATGTTACTATTCGGATTTATAATAGCAAACGAGTATGTAATATCACCTTATATTCAAGCACTGTTTAGTATATCATTACCTGTTAAGACTATCACTCCTGATATGTGGGCGGTACTGAAATTAGGTATTGGTGGTTATATAGGCGGTAGAAGTATCGAAAAAGCTATAACATTGTGGAAACAAGGAAAATAGATGAGGCAAAAGTATATATTAGAGATAGATTTAGGAAATATTTCAGAAGAAGAGGCAAAGGCAATATTAAAGATATTTCAAAAGTCTTGTGCTAGAAATGGAGCTAAAATAAAATTAGTTGGGAAGAGTAACAATGAAGCATAAATACTCCACTAAATCTGTATTGTTTATATTACTGACAATTATTTCTACACTAACAATTGATACAGCTTGGAGAATTAGCTTAGAAAACAGTGCTAGAACACAAGCTAAATACAATCTATCACAGATAAAGATGTGTGTAAATGATTTGCTATTAATGGATAAAGATGGACTCTACACTAGGCATAGTATAAAGTCTGAAAAAGAAATATACAAAGCTTTGCATACTTGTGCAGGGCATATGAAAGTCAGTAATAGTGGTAGTGTTTGGGCATTTAATTTACAAGATAAAAAATATATATTTGATAGTAACCCTAAATATTCTTGTGGCAAAGATAGGTACTGGACTAAAAAGAAAATATGTAAAAACAGTCGGGAGTGGTGTCATAAATTAGTAACAATTATGAGTAGTGGTACAGATAGTACTTGGATGGGATATAGTTGGTTATTTAAGCACGATAAAGAATATTTAGAGTGGCGAGTGCTACCTAGTGAGGATATAGGTTTTGGAGGATTGTCTAAATCTAGTGTGGTGAAACCTCAACAAATAGTAGTTGTGCAAGGTGTCAGTGAAAAAGAGATGATGACAAGGTATAAATGGTTTAGGTTAGTGGTGTATGGTATCGGATTTATGATGATATTTTTAAATCTTCTACTCAGTTCAAGTTCAATAATGTATGGTAGGAGAAGAGATGATACCGAATAGTAATTATGTGCATTTTATGCTACAGTTTTTAGACACAGCAAAAGATATTATCTTAGGAAGTTTTGGGGGAGTAGTAGCATATATGTATGATTATTCAAAGCAAAAGAAAATGAATAAGGATGTAGTATGGAGTAATAGTGCTATGATTATAAATGCCTTCCTGGGGGGATTTACAGCTAATGCACTAGGTAGTTTCATACCAATAGATCTAAATGGTAGAGATGGTATAATTGGCTTCATAGGTGTATCCAGTTATGCTATTTTAGGAATTATAGAGAGTAGATTTGCACAAGTGTTATTACAAAAGTTTACAGGTATAAACTTGAAGGATATACAGAAATGAAATGGATAAGAAAGATGGAGTGTGAATACGGATACACAGATACTTGTTCTAATATTAAAGCATACAAAAGAGATAAAACGATAGGTATAATAGTTATTATAAGCTTACTAATTATAATAATGACTATTGTAGGTGTAAAATAATGATGTTAAGTTCAGAGGCATTGTTAGGTGTATGTGTAGTTCTCATAGTGTATTTAACATATAAAGTATTAGCAGAGGAAATATAATGAAATTTGAAGAAGCATTGAATAACTTATTAAGTATAGAAGGTGGCTATAGCTATGATAAGGATGATAAAGGTGGTGAGACATATAAAGGTATAAGTAAAGGCTATCATCCAAATTGGAATGGTTGGAGCATTATAGATGACTACAAGAAAGTAACAGATAAATGGCAGGTACTGTTGCAAGGTAATGTAGAACTACAGGATGATGTTAAGAAATTCTATAAGACAGAATATTGGGATAAATTTAGAGGGGATGAATTACCATTTATAGTAGCAGAAGAGTTATTAGAACAAAGTGTAAATCTAGGTAATTGGAATACTGCTGGTAAACAATTACAGAAAGCTTTAAACTTATTAAACAGAAATGGTAAACTATTTGTTGATTTAGATGTAGATGGTTATGTTGGAAAGAAAACAATAGATGCAGTTCATAAAGTTAAAGAACGAAGACTATTAAAAGTCTTGAATGGTTTACAATTTATGAGGTATTATAATCTAGATATAACACATCCAGCAAATGAAAAATTCGTTGGCTGGTTTGACAGAGTTTAAATAAAACTTAAAATAGTTAATGATATAATGAGTCAGAAATACTAAGGATATCTTATGGGTAAAATTGATA